AATTTTGTCAACTGGTTGGGATGCAATTCACGTTTGCCAAATGACATGGTGGAATCTTCAGAAACCGCACCAATTTCCGGCGTCCATTCCGCATCGGCCGGGTCGGAATCCAGGGATGCGGCACCAAGCGAATCGGTGCCAATAACTGGAATCACGGTTGACATCGTGCGAATATAAACCAGGTCATCGATGGCTTTGATGAGATCAGTTACAAACATTTGTGGCGCTACGGTGTAACCACCATCGACATCCGAATCCGCTTGCAATGCGCGCAATTCGGGACCGATGGATCCGGATTTCAGGAATGAACGGAACTCGGAACGCAACACGGTTTCGTCGCGTTCTTCCGGATTCTCGATTCCTGGGTTGATCTCGCGGTTTTCCAATGCCGCGGCGGCCGCCTCGCGTTCCGCATTCCGGACATTGGTTTCGTCATCGATCTTGACCTTTAACGACGCGGCATCGTTCATGGCCTTGTCGTATTGTTCACGCTCGGACGCTGTAAGATCCTCGCCTCGTTTTTCGGCGGCATCCAAAATGTCACGTGCCGTTTTGATGGCAACGCCGCGTTCGTCCAATAATTGTTTCAGATCCATTTTAGAATCTCCTTGTTTTTTTTATTCTAATTCCGCCAGGTCCAAACGCCGGCGTGCGTTTTCCCGCCGCCACGATATATTTTCGTTTTGGCCTGAATTTTTGATTTCCTCGACAAACGATTGCATGTCGCGGGCCGATGTGGTTGTGTCCGGGTATGCCGGAAACGTCACTGGTCCAACATCATATAAACGAACATCGATCAACGTGCGGATGATTGTTTCCCCGTCATCCAAATATTCCCATTGATCCTTTTTTGTCACAAATGAAAATGACGAACCGGTGATGTCACCACGTTGGATTGATTTGTGAACATCCCGGCCAACGCTTGTGTCCGGTGCCTGGATGGAATAAAACAACCCGGTGGTGTCCTCGCGCAATTCCATTGTGCCGGCGGATGTCCTGCCCAATATGTGGTTTTTGTCATGATTGAACAATCCAACCACATCGTTTTCCGCAATGGTTGTTTTGAATGCACCCGGCGCAATTCTTTCGATGAACCATAGGCCATCGGAATCACGGTTGAAAACGGCACCATACCCCTCAATAATGGTTGTGCCTGGCTCGTCACCATCGCCACCGTCCATGCGCGTTTCCGGTGGTTTAACGGCATCCCCTGGGACAACCATTAATTGTTCACGGCCACCGTTCGGTTCCACGTGGTCCCGATAAAATTTTGCGCGGATTTCGGCCAATCTTTGTTCCGGTGTCATGTCTGCAAATTTATTCATTTTCCGATCCCTTAATATTTTCGACCGCATCGGTTCGCGGCAATGATTCCAACATCCGTTTCAATGCGACGGTTTGAACGGCCGACAATGTTTCCGGCGTGATGGATCTCACGGTTTCGGCCGGCATCATATTCATTGGTACAAGGTATTGATCCCCGCCGGTGCCAATTCCGTTCATGTTCTCAAATGATCTGATTTCGTTGGTGTTCAACCAACCCCATTGTTTGCCAATCGCATACGCGGCATATCTCGATTGAATGTCACCACGCAACAACGCATCCACCAGGAATTCCGCGAACATGGTTTGTCGTTCCGCGTCGTTCAATAGATCCCGCGAAACCGCTTGTTCAAACTTGGTCAACCATGGCGTCAATGTATAGATCACGAACTCCAATGATTGTTGTTCGATGTTCGAAAATGTTGCGTTTTCCAACGCACCAATCAAATGTGGTTGGATTAGAAAAATGCGCGCGATGTCGTGGACACTAAACTTTCGGGATTCCAACCATTGTGCGTTTTCAGGCGTGATTGATAGCTCATGGATTTTCATTCCTTCTTCCATGATCGCCACCTTGTGAGATCTGTTCACACCCTGGTGTCGTGCCTCCCAACTTTCTTTGACATTCTGCCTGGCCGGATCTTTTAATTTTCCAGGATATTCCAGGACAACGCCGGGCATCGCATCGTTTTTGAAAAACTTGGCGCCATATTTTTCGGTGCCAATCGCCAATCCCAAGGTCCGGCGATGTTGTGAAATTGGGTCAATTCCGGATAAACCGTCCATTGAAAAAAACATCAAATGCAACATTTCCGAATCCAGGATGATCCGCGCCGCGCCGGACAACGGTTGGTATCGGTACGCGCGCCGGCCGTCGTCGGTCCAAAACGGTGTCACCCGGTCCGGATGTAATGGCATCAATTCATCGACACCACGGCCGCCGGTGGATAATATTTCGGCATAGCCATTGCCACGCAACAACGCGTGGCCCATCATCATTTCCTTGAATTCATAAGGCGTTTGAAATCTGTTTGGCCTGGATGTTAGGATCCGGGCCACGTTGGATTTTGTGTTCCGTTGTTTGCCGGTGTCGGTTCGATCGTATAAAATCAACGGCAACATGGCCACCGATTGTGCCAGGAATCGAACCGCCGCGGATGCGGCCGTCACTTGCATTGCCGTTTCGGCATTCACCACCAACCCGGTGTCATTGTCGGTCATTCCGAACCATTGTGCGATCACTGGATCACGTGGATTCGCACCGGACCATTTTGCCGCGCGCAATGCCAAACCGCGGATGAATTTTTTTGCCGACATATTCATGCGAATGTGATTCCTTGTTCATCGTAAACGGATCCGCCATTGTCCGGGTCCGCCTCGATCGCCCGTCCCAATGCCATGATTGCGGCCACAATTCCGTCAATTTTTTCCGATGATTTCGATTTGTCCGGTTTCATATTTCCGGCCGGATCCATTTTCACGGCCGCATTTGAAACCATCCAGGACATCACCGGGTTTCCGTCGTGGCACATTTCGCCGCCGACGATCAACCGTTCGAATTCGCGCGTTGGTCCCGCCATTGATGCGAAACCCTGCCCAAACGGAACAACGGCCAAACCGTCATCCGCCAATTGAATCATCAATTGCGTGGCGTTCCATCGGTCCATGGCCAATTCGTTAATGTGGATTGATTCGCCGATAGTCTTTAGATCCTCTCTGATCCAATCGTAGTCGGTCACATCCCCCGGCGTTGTCAATATATATCCGGCTTGGTGCCACATCAAATATTTTCCTTGGCTTTCGTCATTGCGTTTTTTGATGTTGGATTCGGGCATGTAAAACCGCGGAATGACGATCCACATTGGCCAATCATCATCCGGTGGAAACATGAAACAAAATGCAGTCAAATCCCGTGTGGACGCCAAATCGCCGCCCGCATAACATTGGCGGCCGGCCATCGATTCCAAGGTCACGCCCAATTCATTGTCACGCCACATTTGCAATTCCAACCACCGGGATGATTGTTCGGTCCATTGGTTCAAATGCAATCGACGGAACGCGTTTTGTTGGGCCGGGACACGTTGCGCGCGTTCACATGCCGTTCGCAAATATGATTCGGAAATCGTCACGCCAAAACCAGGATTGGCTTTTTTCCAAACCTCCGGATCCGTCCAATCATCATCCGGATCCGCGGCATATATTACACCAAGGAATTCGTCGTCCTTGATGACGCCATCGATCACTTGTCGGGCATATTCGTGTTGCTCCCAACAAATTGAATTCCGATCCCATCCGGCCGTTGTAAACGCGATGATCAATGGTTGTTCCCTGGACGCAATGCCGTTCACTAATGTGTCCCACAATTCGCGGTTGCGTTGGACGTGCAATTCGTCAAACAATAATGCGTGGATGTTGATCCCGTGTTTGGTGCCGGCCTCCGCGTTAATCACCTGGTATTTTGAAAACGTGGTTGGCACGAATATCGAATCTCTATAACATTCTGTAACGGCATCGATGCGTGGCGATTGTTTGCACATTTGTTTCCCTATGTCGAAAACGATTCCCGCCTGGGACCGATCACCCGCCGCGGAATAAACTTCGGCCCTCGGTTCATTGTCCATGACCAACAACAACAAAGCCAATGCGGCGGCGAATGTTGACTTGCCATTTTTTTTCGGGATCTCAACATATACCATTCGATACCGGCGCAACCCGTCGGCCATTCGTTTCCAACCAAATATTGTTTCAACCAAATCACGTTGCCACGGTTCCAGGATGAACGGCAATCCGGCCCAACGTCCCGTTGTGTGGAAACAAAACTTTTGAATGAATGTCACGGCCAGGTCCGCGGCCGCTTCGTCATAATAATATTTTGATTTAGTTTTCGCCATAGTGATCACCACATCACGTTGAT